CAATCCGCCGAATCCTGTCCTTTTTTGCCCGCCACGGGGAGGCGCCTGGATCCTCCGAGGCGAGACAGGATCAGACGTCCAAGGCCGCGCAGGCCTGGGGGCTGTGGGGCGGCAATGCTGGCCGCGCGTGGGCACGCCGAGAGCTACGCCGATTCGAGAGAGAGCAGGCAGAGGGCTAACTGCCGAGCGCCTCCAGACGATCCCGGATTGCCTTGATCACTGTAGACCGTCCCCGGCCGTCCGTCTCCAGAGCCTCCAGGGCGCTCAATTCCGCCGCGCTCTGGTGTTCCTTTACCTCCGCCAGCACCGTCCAGGCGGAGCGCTGTAGAAACGCCGCCAGGGCGTCTAAATCCAATCCCTCGATCTCAGGGGTGGACGGCGGGGAGGGATCGGCGGTGGACGCTTGCACCGTCAAGGGCTGGTATCCCCACCGGGCGGCGGCGATCTCCGCCCGCTCCCTGGAGGAGTGGTGCTCCATCGTCCGTCCGCCTGGGATGCCCATATCCACGACGTGGAAGGACTGAGGGGACACCTCTACGATTTGAATTTTCATCTCAGATTTCTCCGTTTTTGTTGGATGTCGTCTTTTGTGCTATATCATGCGAAATCCCCCAAAATCTCACCCCTCAGCCGCCGCCGGGCTTAAACGGGCGCACAGAGGAGGGCCGACGATGGTAGACCTATCCGATACCACGCCCCAGGAAACGAGCGCCGAGACCACCTCCACACCGGAGGAGGGCAATCAAACGCGCGGCCTCCAGGAGGCTCTCCAGGCGGAGCGGAAACGTCGGCAGGAGATGGAGGCGAGGCTCTCGGCGTTCGAGTCCAAGCAACGAGAGCAGGCCGAGGCGGAGGCCAAAAAAAGAGGGGAATTCGAATCCCTCTACACCTCGGCACGATCCGAGATGCAAAAGATTCAGGACGAGCTAGCCGCCTACAAGACACGAGAGGCGGAGCGCGTTCAGCGTATGCAGGCGGAGAACGCCCAGCGCCTCCAGAATCTCCCGGAGAATTTCCGGGCCCTCGTTCCGGACGGTCTGGATCCGGACGCTACGCGCTCACAGATCGAGCGCCTGGAGAGCGTCCTGGGACAGGCTACGCCCACCGGGGGGATCCCTCCACGGGGCACCAAGCCCGCCCAGGACAAGATCCCGGAGGCCGCCCTCCTGGAGGCGGAGCGATACGGATACAGCGACGCCCGCAGCTATTACGAGAAGATTTTCAAACCTCGCCAGTCCCGGAAATAATTCCATTTCCGGCCTCTCTGGCGCTTAATCAACCACAAGACCGGAGAGACCAACATGGCCACAGGTTTTGATTTTGCCTACGGGGAGCGCCTCCTGGTGCGTGTTCCCCTGGATAGCACCTCGGCGAACATCGAGGTGGGAGACGCCATCACGAGCAGCGGCGCCACCGCTGGCTATTACAAGGAAGTGGACGCCTCTGGCGAACCCACCATTGGCATCGCTATGGAGAAGGTGACCAGCCCCGCCGTGGATGGAGAGGCTACCGTCCTGGTGAACATCTCTGAAAATGCCTACTACCGCGTGAACCCGGACGCGGGGACAGTGTCCTCCGCTCTGCGTTTCAAGACGGCGGATATTGGCGCTGACGGCCGCACTGTCAACATTGACGCAAGCGCAACCGACAACGTCAAGATGCACGACTACCGGACGGCCGATAACACTATTCTGGTCTCCATTATCGTTGACGCTTACACTGGAGTGGTGTGATCATGATCTCTGCAAGCCAAATCCAAGAATTGATCGAGAATGACGGTTACCCCGCCATGTTCGAGAGCTACGAGCGGGAAAACCCCCTCTACCCTCAGATCGCCGAGGTGGTGGATGTCTCCGCCGCAGGCGCTCCCCTCTACGGGGACAAGGGATCCACCTTCCAGAACGTGGATCGCTTTAAGGAGATCGAGGACGGCGCCGATCCAGAAGACAGCACCTTGAACAAGGCTTTCACCTGGCAAGCGAAGATCCGCCGCTACAGCCGCCGGATCCGGATCCCTGGGACTGTCCTCCGCGCCAACGACATCCAGGCCGCCCGCGAGCAGATCGTGGAAGCGACCCGCGAATGGGGCGAATTGGCGATCCTCCAGAAAGAGGACTTCGTGGCCGGGATGTTCCAGAAAGGCACCCTGACCGCCGGATCCCTGGACTTCTTCGACAACGGGTATCTCAACAACGCCGATCCAAACGCCGGATTCATCTATGATGGTCTGCCCTGGTTCGACGGTGCCCACACCCTCAGCGGTGGCTCCTCCACCTATGCCAACATCAACACCTCCCTGGCTCTCACCGAGGCCAACCTGGAGACGGTGTTAACGGCTATGCGGAGCACCAACGCGGTGGACGAGCGTGGAGATCGGATCGTGATCCGCCCCACTCACCTCATCGTCCCCCCGGCGCTGATCTTCACGGCGAACAAGATCCTCAATTCTGTTCAGCTTCCCGGTTCGGCTAACAACGACATCAACCCCCTCCAGGGCGCTCTGATCCCCGTTTCCTGGCGTGCCTTGACGGATTCCGCGTCTAGTGCTGCCTACTGGGTGATCCAGGCTCAGAAAGGCCTCCGCGTCTACGACAGCGGCGTCCCAGTCCTCCGCCAGTACGAGCACATGAACGGGGACGTATCCATCATCGCCGAATTCCAGTTTGGCGCTACCGTTTCCAATTGGCGTTACCACTATTGCGCCAACAAGGCCGATAGCTGATAAAGGAGTTTCGCCGTGGCTTTCACCTACGACATCACCACTAACCGGGGGCGCGTCCGGTTCAATCTCGCCGATACAGACGCTAGCGCGTATGTTTTCGAGGATGCAGAGATTGACCAAATGCTCTCCGAGAGTGGGACAGTGGATGGAGCCACGGCGGCATGCCTGCGGGTTCTCCTCGCCGATCGTGCGAGGAGAACCAAGCGTTTTTCGATGCAGGGGCTATCCCTGGACGATACCGCGCAGATCGCCGCGATCCGAGACCTGCTCACCCTCTACGGTGGCGATCTTCCATCCCTGGCGATCACCCTTCCAGATCTCCTCCCCTCCGACCAGGGTTTTGAGGAGCCTGTGATTCTATGAATTCAATTGGCCCCGGGTTGATTGATCCCGTCACAAAGGCGGCGATCTCCTCGGATCTGGCGTCCCTCCTGGGGGACACAGAGGCCGCCCGCTATTCCATCACCGTCTCCACCCCCACCGGGCGAACCGTGGACGATGCCGCCGGGACTGTGGCGATCACCTCGGACGCGGACACCGTGGACGCCCTCCGGGCAGAGGTGACCCTCCGAGAGATCCAGGCCGCCGCCGGGGGGCTACAGCTAGGAGACATCCGATATCATGTCCTCGCCTCGTCCCTGTCCTCGATCCCCTCCCTGTCCTCTGTCGTGGTGGATGGTACGGATCGCCGCCGGGTGATCTCGGTGTCTCAGGATCCCCTCGGCCTCCTGTGGACGCTCACAGCGCGGCGGATACCATGAGCGGGGTAAAGGTCACCATAGAGCAGGACAGGCTCTCAGCGGCCGTCCAGGCGCTTGCACAGCGCTTCCCAGAGGCGGCGGACGCTATTGTCCGAAAGGTCGCCTTTGATGTGATCGCCAATGTCGCCGAGCGCGTCCCTGTGGACACCGGGCGCTATCGCGCCGGATGGAGGGCATCCCTGGACGTCCTGGACGGGGCGGGATCCTCGGACACAGTAGAGGTAAAAAAAGGGGATCGAGGGCTGTCCATCACCGTCACAAACCCGGTTGAATACGGTCCTTTCCTCGAATACGGAACATCCACCCGGCCGCCTGGGAATCACCTTGCGTCCGCTATCGCCAGCGTCCGAGGATCCCTCCCCGTGGATGAAGCACGGAGAGAGATCCGGGCGGCCTGGGAGGACTCCAAGTGATCCACCCCTCCACCCGCACAGACTGGGCCCAGGCGTCTTTGATGGCTCACCTCCGAGGGCTGTCCCTCCCCGGCTCTCCGAGCATTGCAGAGAGTGACGAGCCGGCCCTAACCACACAGGCCGGGCCATGGCTGCGGGTCACCTTTGACGAGCTACCGCCGATCTATCGCGGGCATTTTGACGCCACCCACTCGGCGTATGAGATGCTCATGATCATGGGTGTGGAGATCTTCTATCCGTACCCCACAGAGGAGACATCCCCGGTGGGATTCCGGGATCATGTGCATATGTCCTCCGTGGTGCGGGACGCGCTGCAATTTCTCCGCCTGGACTTCCAGGACTACACCACCCCGGCCTCCCCCTCCACCGTCTCGGACATCTTCGAGGGGACTTTCTCCGCCACCGTCACAGGACGCGCCGTCGTGGAGGCCACCTCCCAGGGGCGCCACAAGTCCACCCCTGTCCTCGTGGAGACCACCTCCGGGACAGTCGCCCTCACCCTGGACGGCCACATCACAAGCCTGAAAGGGAACAGCAATACGCACATTTACGAGGCTCTGACACGGACGGGGACGGCCTCATCCTGGGCTACCACCGGGGACGGGGACGCCTACATGCTGAAAATCACCGCCACCTTTGTCCAGTCCAAGCAGACCACCCCGGCAACACAGACGCTCGTCTTTGCCTACTGCCATCCGGACTCCATC